TTAGCTAGCAAGTATAAATTATTACAGGGCCTTAGACACATATTCTCTAAAGGAATGAGCTTAACTCTAGTCTTTATCCTGTCTTTGACTGTTGGGTATAAGTTGGTATATATATAATACTCAACGTGTGTGTGGTGTGTGTAATAGGGCAAGAGTAACTACACTAATGCCCTTACACAATAACTAAAGAACCCAAAGATTCTGTTCAACTTCCATTGCAGCTGATTCAAGAGACTTAAACATAGTGTTAAGCTCCTTCTTAGCTGACTGCCATCTATTAACTGCACACTTCTTTATTACTTGCTTCACTTGCATACTAGCTGCTGCTACTAACCTAGCTTTATTACGAGTAGCACATATAGCTTCAATCACTTCATTCTGTAGATCAGGTATGACATCCTTAACATCCTGCTCTGTCTTTAGTTCATCTAAGTAAACTACGATCATGTTGTATCTCCTAAGGTTATTGTTGATTGTTATATTAATACTAAGATTCAATTGAAAATTATCAAATGAAAAATAACGTAAAACGATAGTGTAAAAACCCTTTTTAGGGGTACACCTGTGTATATAAGACCACACACTAAAATGCTATAATTTTTGAAAGTTAGGTATAAGTGTTGTATATTACCACCGTGAAGACAAGACTCAATATATTAATTTTATTATGGGTTCTCGATAAGATAGTCATGATATTGATACTATTACTTCTCAAATAAAATGAAATAGTTTGTCTGGTTTTTTCCACTATTGTATATTAAGATACCGGTAGCATAAAGCTATCACCCAGATAGTACCCCTGAAATGGTTCTGCTAAATGGGTCAGACGTTGGGTTGGCACCTCATATAGAGGTTAAGCATTCCCCGATAACCGGTGAAAATTGCTTAAATATAAACTGAGAGTATGGGAGATAATAACTGGCTTTTAGTGAAATTTTAAGTTAAAGATCCAAAAAAATAGGGTTCTCCCTCTCAGGGATAGCTCTATCTAATAGTGGAGATAAGTATGAAGAAACAATATAAGTTATCAATTGAGTACGATGATGATACTATAGATGAAGTTGATAGTCTTTCTGAAATATTGGACGAAATAGGCGAAGAAGGTATTCTACTTGATATGGGAGATACAACAATATTGTTACCACCAGAAGTAGCTAAGTATATAGATGCTGATGGAATATTAGGGATAGCCTAATCTACCGAAGCCCCTGACGGGCTCCGGAGTCATCAAAGAAATGAGACATTATAAAATAAACTCTATACAGTATACAGTATTTGAATCAAAGGATGAATTGCCAGCTAATGTCACTCCAGTAAAGGATTGGCGTAAAGGTAAGCTTTTTGACTGGGTATTAGCCGATGATGGCTGTTATATTCAGATACTGCGACAAGGAACAATGGTTAAACCCAAGGGTAAGGTGCGTAAAGTTACGTATATAGGTACTTGTACGGGTACATTCATTGTTTCTCCTAAGACAAAGATGGATACTTCCAAGCATGTTAATATATATTCCTTAGGAGGTGATATTGAAAGAAATCAGAGATTGGATGATAGAGAAAACCTATCTACTCGTGAAGAGTTGTTTGTTAGTCATTTGGCAGCCGGTATGGATCCACGTCAAGCATATCTTAAAGTTTTTCCTACCAATAACCCACATTATGCCGGTATACGTGCTGGTCAACTTATCAAAACAGCAAGAGTAAGGAGCAAGATGAAAGAAGAGTTAAAGCCCTATATGGAAGCATTAGGTTTGGATGAAAATTACGTACTTAGCAATATAAAGGAGGTAATCGACTCTTGCGACAAGGAAGATACTAAATTGAAAGCCTTGTTTAAGTTAGCAGATATATTAGATATGGAAGATAAAAATAAAACTCAAGTAACAACAATGACTGGAGCACTATTTCAAGGATTTACTCCAGAGAAACTAGAAGAGGTAGAAAGACCAAAGGAGATAAGCGATGGCAATTCTTGATTTTCTATCAAAGCCATTAGCACCTAGTGAGGGAGATCCTCAATTCTCAGAATGGTACTCAGATATAGCTGAAAGATCTAATTTAAGTCCGGATCCAGATGATCCAAGACATTACTATGATTATAGAGCTGCATATGAAGCAGGAGTAGATCCCGGTGAAAGAAAGCACTTACCATCTGAGTTTAAGCACGATCTACACCCTGATAGGTATGTTATAGGTAAAGATTTAGAAATATATGATAGTAAGTATGGAACAAAGGCCAAATTAGAAGATATGATCTTTCAAGCATTTCAACGTAAAGAATATGAGGAAGAGATATTCTAATGCGATCTATCCTTGTAGATATTTTAACATATGAGGCCAGGAAGATAAGATTATGGAAATGGGTAGCAATAATAAGTATAGCCTTACATATATTAAGGAGCTGTTGAATGGCATATAAACCAGAAGGATGGGATGAGGATTTCGACTATACAAATGAAATGGCTGGCTATATTGGTAAGCTTGCTGGTTTTGAAAATAGTATTGGTGCTGGGCTAGAAGGTGACAAATATTATCCACATAAAAGTTTAGAAGGAGGAAGGAAGACTATAGCTTTTGGTCATAAGATAAAGCAAGGTGAGGATTTTTCTAAAGGGATTAGTATTTTAAAAGCTACTGATTTACTTGTTGAAGACGTTATGGCTGCCTATAAAAGGACTTATAATTCTTATAAAAATAAGTATAGTGAAAAAGATTGGAATAATTTATCTGATAAATCAAAAGTAGTCCTTACTGAACTTAGTTTTAATATTGGCAATACTAAAGATTACGAAGAAGCTTTTTATAATAGGGATAAAAAAGAAGTTGTGAGATTGATTAGAGAGAGGGGCTATACTGGAATTGAAGGGGATATTAATAAACTTGGCCCTAGAAATGAAAGTATTATTGGAGATTATATTATTTCTGATGATTGGTCTGAAGAAACATCATATATGGAAGAATGGAATAGAGAGGATAATATATTCGCATGAAGAAAACCCCAGCACAAAAGATTAGAGATTACTTCAAGCAGCCAAAGTGGGCCGCATTAACTAAAAAACAAGAGGAACGATATGGCAGAGATAGACGACAAAGCATTTAATAATATGCAAGAAGGAACTAGGGAAGCTCCAGATAGGCTATTTAAAGAAGGCCGGTTATTTACTGAATCAGAGTATAATACTAGAGCAAGTACTAAGGAGAGACTGTCTTACGATAAGGGAGCTTATGATATTTTATCGGAGCTATATACTGAAGATAAGGCTGAAGGTAAATTTGAAGATCTAAATTTTCTTCAATTCCTAGGAACTCTGAATAATGCATATCTAGAAGAAAAGTTTACACACCCTACAAAGGAAGATCCTTCCTACTATCGTAAAGCAGGCAAGCTATTGTCAGATGTATACGGTAGCGATCCGGAACAGTTAAAGTTAAGTGCATATAACTTCTATGCTAGTAGTGGTGATGAATCAAAGAGAAGAGATAGATCAAATATATCTATTAAAGCTCCTGAAGCAGAAACCTACTAATGGCTGGCTGGTCTAAACCTGATACATTAGCAAGAGCTACTGCAAAAAAGATGGGACTTATGGATCTTCTTGGTGAAGATTTATACAGTATACTTGAAAGTGGTGAGGTAGAATCAGATATGCCTTTTGGAGTTACATCTAAATTAGATTTTCGCAGACAAGATATAAATTTTCAGAAACAGTTTGGAAAAGATCTTATATTTGATTTAGATATAAATAAAAGAGCTCCAATGGGCTACAGGAATATTGTTGGATTGGGAATCACAAGGAAGTTTTAGTGGCAAATATTAATACACATAATGTATCAAGAGCTGAAGAAGAGCTAAGATTAGCCCATAAGGATCTAATTGCCTTTGGTAAGCTCTTTCTTCCTGATGATTTTGAAAGGTCTGAAACTCCATTCTTTCACTATGAAGTGGCAGATGCTCTACAGAATGCAGATCTTAGACAGCTTGCAGTTATTTTACCCAGGGGTC